GTACTATGAAAGTACATGACATTGATGATCCAACTAGCTTTATAATAGTTGATGGATGTTCATCAATAGGTGGTATGGATTCTTATGGAACTGGTAAAGCAATGTCTTATTCCAGAAAGTATGCTTTCTTAAATCTTTTAAATTTAAAGACAGGTATAAAAGATGAAGATGGTTATGCAGCCACACCATTTAATAAAATTTCTAAGGAGAAATCTGAAGAAACAAGTCCAGTTTATCTTGATGATAAAGTGGATGCCGAAGAGATAAAGGGTTACATACAGTTAGCTAAAAATTCTAAACAATTTTATAGCATAGCTGCAAAATATAAAGATCAACTCCAATATCTTATGAAAAACAATTCTAAAGCATACCAACAAATAAAAAAAGTTGCTGATGCTAAAGAGTTGCAATTAAATAATAACGTGTAGCAATAAAGCTACAGATAACAAAAGGAAAAAAATGGAAGAAGCAATATGGGTCAACATAGTACCCAACGACAAAAAGACAGAAGAGAAACACCCAGATTGGGTAGCACCTAAAAATCCTAAATCTCCAGAAGGTAAAAATTGGACAATAGGAGTTAAAGTAGGTGGTTCTTGGATGAGCCAAGCTGGATGGAATAACAAAGATGATAATGGTCAACCAACTGGCGGTATAACTATTAAGTTAACACCTAATACACCAAGTGCTGCAAGTAGTAGTGGTGGTGGACAACCAACATTTACTCCACAAAAGACATTTGCTAAAAATGTGGCTTATGGTACTAATAAACCATCAGGGTTTTAAACAAATCTTGATAAAATTGTGGGGAGTTTTAGTCATCACCCTTGACTTTTTACTTAGTTGTTTTTCTCCCCACAATCCCTATTACAAATAATGAATAAAAAAAATTTAGATAAACAAGTTGGTGGTTCACATTACCAAGCTATGCCTATCCAACCTATAGAATATATACAAGCTAATCGTATGCAATTTGCAGAAGGTTCTGTAATTAAATATGTGTCAAGACACGAACATAAAAATGGCAAAGAAGATATATTAAAAGCCATACAAAATCTAGAATTTATATTGGAAAGAGATTATGATTGACAAAAAGGAAAAGAAAGTGATAAGAACTAAGTACGGAGATGCAAATTTTGAATATGTAGAAATATTTGATTCCGTAGAGAAGGCTGCTGAACCATCCAATAAAGGAGAGTTCGTAGAAGTAGTGGTTGCCGATATAAAATGGAATCACACAAAAGTGAAGGAGCATGATGGACAAGATAAAAAGTCGTCTGCAAGAGTTGATGGACAAACAGAGAAAGAAAAGTGAGATGTATGTTCAAACAATTCAAAAGGCAAACAAATTAAAAGCTGAAAGTTATAGCTTACATTTGAAAGTGTCTGAGTGCAGAGAACAATTAATGGCTGACTAAGAGTTATTAATTATACAAGTTAAAACAACAACAAGTTGTGCAAACAACTAGAGGGGATGCTACGCAAATGAAAACACTTACACAATTAAAACAAGCTATGAACGCACCAATGTATTCAAAGTTAAATTCAAAAGAATTGTTACTTTACAAAACAGGATTTAAGAATGGTTACAGAATGTCTGTGCAACAAAACGAAGCTAAGATAGAAAATAAATTATTAAGATTAAAAATGAGAGAAGAAAGATTTGACGAAAAAAAAGCAGGTGAAAGTTTAACAGGAATTTATATAGATAAAAAGAAAATTCATGCGTCTACATTTGAGGCTGTAGTCAATAAAGTTTGTGTTCAGTACGAAATAAACAAACAGGAAGTGTTAGGAGATAGAAGGTTCTCATCTTTAGTTAGAACAAGAAGTATTATTATTAATTTAATGATTGAACTACATAAAGTTTCTTTATCACAACTTGGTAGAATGTTTGGTATGGATCACTCTACCATTATACATCATCGTTCTATGAAATTTAATCGTGAAAGATTTTGGTCTAATGAAAAAACTATTCACGAAGAGTTTAAAAAATTAAAAGAACAATTAACTATTTAATTGATCCCATTCTTTTTTTTGTTTTAAGTATTCATCTAAGCAACTGTGTTCATTGGCTCTGTGGTTTTCACAAAAATAATCTTTGTTTGCATTTACAATCCAACCACCTTCATCAGACATAAGAACTTTATCGCACATTAAACAAGTGCCACATTTAATAGTAAGTTGTTTTTTAGATTTGACCCAAGTTTTTTTTGCTACCATTTTTTGCATGACCAATAACGAGCTGTAAGTTTGCTTGTAGCTGTATCGCATTTGTGTCTAGCTCTAAATGATTTTCTTCTTTTAGGATCAGATTTACCAATGGTCATATTGGCATCTCCATATCTAATAAGTTTTACTGTAGACCCAGACTTAGCAAGAACAGAAAACTTTTTAGTTTTAGTTCTGTCATTTTTAGGTTTATTATAACCAGAAAACTTTTCTCCTCTATAATCTATAGCCATAATATATTATACATGATATTTTCTATCATACCACAATACTTTCCATTGTACTTTTTTTTTAAATTTATTTCTTTGACCATACTCTTCTGCTTCTTTTCTGGTCATCCACACTTCGTTAGTAAATATTTGCCACACGTCATCTCTTAACCAAATTATACAATACATTTAAGGAGTTAATATAAGACTTTTAATACTTAAACTACCATCAACATTAGTTTCTAGTTCGGCTTTAGATTTTATACATTTAAATTCTGTTTGAGAAGAAGCAGAACGACTAGCAAGACGTTTACCCTTTAAACATTCAGACATAGTTGGTTGTATTCTGTGTTCTTTAATTTCTGCTCCAACAAACATTAATAAAACTACTACAGTACTAACCATTAATGAACTCCGTTTCCATTCTTTCTAACTTTGTCTTTTAAGTTTTCAACATCTATCAAAGTTTTTTCTAACTGTTCTCTTAAAAATTCTATGTTAACTTTGTTCGTCATGTTTTGCTCTTGTGTTTTTTCTAATTTTTCTACAGTTTTATATATATCTTCTATTAACATAAACTGTTCTTGGTCTGTAGGTTTTTGTTCTGATTTTTTAAGCAAGTCTGCTTGAAATAATTCTCTTGATGTTTCAAGTGATGTAAGTCTAGCAGTTACTTCTGTATATGCAAAGACACCCATAGCTACAGCTACAACAATACCAATCATATTTTTCATTGGCATACTTACTTCTGTTTTATCTGATAATTTCATTATCTACCCTGTCCATTGTATTTTTTTAAAGTACGTTTCTTGTGCTTATTCATAGAAGACGTTTTAGGTCTTTTACCTATGCTAGTACTTTTTGCTTTTCTTTCGTGTATTACTTTGTCTGCGTTGAACTTTTTTGCCATTAACCTTACCTGTTTGTTGTGATAATAAACTTACTTTTTTACTGTATTGCTGTACTGAATTGGTCATTATACTTTTCATTTTTTAAACTTCTTTCCAGATAGTAAATTAGTAACTGATATTCCGTAGTTACCACCTACCACTATAAATATTAAATATAGATATACTTCTGGTATGTTCTTTAATTGTTCAAAGTAAAACTCTACCTTTGCCAACATATCTATATTCCCAAAAAATGTAGCATAAGCAAGAATACCTAAAGGTGCTAATATAAACATACCTAATATTAAATCTAAAAATAAAGAGCCATTTCTTTTTGCTCTTTCATTGCCTGTTTCCATTTCTGCTAAAGCTATTGAGTGTTTTCTTTCACTTTTTTCTTTACGTCTTTGCATAAAAGTTCCGGCAGCTTTAGAGCCTATGTTAAATAATAATCTATATGGTATCATCTGTTCCTTTTATCTTTTCTTCTAGTGCTTCTATTTTAACTAATGCTTTTTCTAAATCTGTAGTGGAAAATTCTAGTTTTTGCAAACATCTTTTATTAGCAGCATCTTTAGCTTTTCCAGCATCTTCTAATTCATTAATTTGCTGTTTAAGTATTCTAACTTGATCTTTATATTCGGTTATAATTTCAACTGATTCCATGTTATTTATTATAATATATTTTTACGTTTAATTTTTTTTGCTCTGTTGTTAAGGGTCTATTAATTAAAGTTCCTGCTTTTACTGGTTTATTTCTATTTTTAGGAGTGTATTCAGACTTTCTATAGTTAGAAGTTTTAACATCATAAGCCTGATATTTACCTGTGTCTATATCTAAAATTACCATGTCTATTGGACCTTTACCCATAGCTGGTACAAATACAATTTTGTTTGGGTCTTGAGCAAAGTAAGCCTGTGCAATAAGTTCATTATATAAACCAACAGAAGCTGTCTGTCTGCGTTTAGCCATCCCATTTAAAAAAACCTAGGATGACCGCAAGTGTGCCACCAATAACAACTAGGAAATTTATAACACCTTTTCCCTTGTTCATATCAGAGTGTAGATTTTTTATATCTATTCTCATTTCATCTATAGCTTTAAATAAAGTTTTCATACGTTCAGCACAAACTTTCTCATGGTATGAGATGCGAAGACCATTATTTTTCTCTGCGTATTCTTTAATTTTCTTTTGTGCATTTGCACTTGCAGACGATTTTTTTAATTTTGTTTTTGACATAGTTTTTTACCGCTTCCCAAAATTTTGTTATTTCTTCTAAAAATATTCTTATCATTTTATCCATATATACTCCTATGATTCTTCTGTTTGTACGCATTTAAAATTTACAACTACTTTATTTGCGTTCACCACATCACTATCCATAATATTTATTATTTTAATAGAACGTAGATAACCTGCACTAGCACATTCTGACCAAGAATTAAATACAAAACTATCGTTTATTGAGGGTAAACAATTCATGTGTACAATAGAACATACCTTTAATATTAACATAAACTTCATATTGTTACATTTTTGGTATACCTAGCATAGGTCTTTTATCAAATAAATTATTGTTACCAAATTTACCATTAGCATGATTGTAATGTAAAAACACTTGCACACAGAAGTCTCCTGTAAAAGGTTCTCTCCAATGTTCTAGTTCACAACCTGAATAGATTAACATATCGCCTTGTTGCAAATCAACTTTGATACCTTCTAAATAAATAGACCAATTATTTCCACCTAAATTAAGTGTTGTGGATATTTCACAGCTTGGTCTATCTTTATGTTTTTTAAGGATGTTACCTTTGTTATAAATCCTAGCATAAGAATAAGTTGGTATTAAATCTAATTTAGTTTTTTGTTTCATTATTGGTCTGACGTATTGTAGTAAAGTTTCCATTACCCAATCAGCATATTTAGCATAAGCATTAGGTACTTGTTCATCTTCCCAGTTACCAATTAAAGGATTGTGTTTATTAATAATGTTATTTTTTAACATATAAGATACAGCATCTTGTTGTAGCAAAAAGTAATTCATAACAAAATTAGCTAAGTCTTTAGGTATAGCTTGACGAATAATTTGATATTTATTTTTTTTAAAACTCATGTTTGTATAAAATTAAAAGACACAGATATTCTCCAATTCTTTTCTCCTTTGTCTGTATTCATATTTATATCTACACCATGTGGCAACCATGAAGGAAAGAATACCATTCTACCTTCAACAGCATCATAAGCTACAACTCTCCATAATTGTTTAGGTAAGTTGTCTACTCGTCTAGGCATATAAGTATTAGGTCCGGGTCTTGGGTCTTCTATAAATAATTTACCTGAGTTCTTAGGTACTTTAATATAATAAACTCCTGACCATAATGAGTTAGGATGTGTATGTGTTTTGTTATAACTATAAGTAGGATTAACATTGCACCACATATTACCTAATCCTATTTTTGGTTTAACACCATAATCTAAATTACATTCTTCTGCCATCTTAAATAGTTCTGAAGTTAAAGGATCAAACTCTTTCTTTTCATTCATATTTGTTTTACTATGCCATCCAAATCCTGAATTTGTTTTAATTTCTCCCTTAGGATCAGCTTTATACCAAGCCTTAATATGTTTAAATAAATATTTATTTAACTCTTTAGCATTTGGTAAGTCTTTAAAATATACTGGTGTAGGAAATAATGTTTCTCTGTTCATTTAAATGGAGTTCCCCCAAACCACATAACTAATGATCTTCTCATTCCTTTTTTAACTGGTGCTACTCTATGTCTAATAAAACTAGCAAAGAATATAGCTTGACCTTGTTTAAGATCAGGTATCTTATTC